TCATGAAAACTGAATATGAAGTAGAGGATCTCAGTTATGAGAAGGTGCTTCTAGAACATGGATCAGAGGCGTCCTACTAAGAGATTCCATCTCTTGACAAAAACTAAATAGTCACTTAGACTTGAATTGTAGGTTATTCAAACTTATGGCAAAAGGATTTACAGTAAAGGCAAAGACTCCCCCAGCTCAGAAGAAGGAGGAGTTTGACATTGATGCAATCAAAGCACGGATGAAAGGTAAGAGCATTGTGTTCTGTTTGCCTGGTCGTGGTGTTTCATATGTGTTCTTAAAGAACTTTGTTCAACTTTGTTTTGACATGGTTCAGAATGGTATGAGTATCCAGATCAGTCAGGACTACTCTTCCATGGTTAACTTTGCACGTTGCAAGTGCTTGGGTGCGAATGTACTTCGCGGACCTGATCAGATTCCCTGGGATGGCAAACTGCAATATGACTATCAGTTGTGGATTGATAGTGACATTGTATTTGACACGTCTAAGTTCTGGCAACTGTGCGACCTTGCGGTTTCTGAGGATGGTACAGAGAAAGAGATTGTTTCTGGTTGGTATTGCACTGAGGATGGTAAGACCACTTCATGTGCTCACTGGTTGGAAGAGAATGACTTCCGTAAGAATGGCGGAGTCATGAATCACGAAACTCTGGAATCTATCTCGAAGCGGCGCAAACCCTTCACGGTAGACTACATTGGTTTCGGATGGGTGATGATCAAGAATGGCGTCTTTGAGAACAAGGAGATGAAGTATCCTTGGTTTGCTCCGAAGATGCAGCAGTTTGAATCTGGTGAAGTTCAGGATATGTGTGGAGAAGATGTCTCCTTCTGTCTTGATGCTATCAATGCTGGATTTGACATTTGGGTTGATCCCCGTATCCGTGTTGGTCACGAAAAAACTCGCGTTATCTGATTATGGCAAAAATGAAGCAATCCCTCACTGGGGGAAACATGATTGAGTCCCGTCCCAAAAAAACTCGTCAGGGGACAGGAAAACATTCTAAATATGCCGCGAGCTCGCGTAACTCGGCTCGTAAGCGTTATCGAGGACAAGGAAGGTAAACAATGAGTCAACTCGTCATCAATCTCCCTGCACATAAGGTGTGGGTTCGTAAGGAATATCTAAGAGACTTGAAGGACGGGCATGGTGAGTTTGTAGAAGGCGTTTGGGTATCGGCAAAGTCGATTCCTGGACGCGCTTTTTATTTTGAAACTTACCTGCCTGAGTATGGTGCAATGTTCGATAAGCTGCCCATCAGTGCTTTTGTCTCGGAACCAGTCACACCTGACCCCGATCTAGACCTTCCAAACCTTCAATTTTGGAACTGTATGGACTATGGAGTCCGCTGTATCGAGAAACAATTCATCGGATCTATGGATTTTGAGGTCCGAACACGTAACTATGGTAATCTGAAAGGGGAATATCTCTTCACTCTGGACAACTACCACCCCGATCACGATATTATTGACACAAATGTAAGTGAAGTGCCGCAAGAACATAAGTCACATAACTGCATTGAACTAGAAAATGGGCAGTACGCACTGTATCCCAACAATAGAACACGAATTTATGACCTCTCAATCACCCCTGAAACGCCACTTACGCCCGATTTCAAGGTCTCTACGGAATATTATCAAGTTGAGAATGGAGTTCGATGGGGAAGACTCGGTGATACCGACGAATATTTCTGGGAAACCGGAGAAGAAAGAGTAAATTCTGGAATTTCTTCCTAATTTCGTACTAAATAAGACAGATATTCTGGCGATAAGTAGTGCCACAAGCAGTCTCACGTAGATTTAAGGACATTTCGTTGTCTTTTTTGAAGCATCCGATCACTCGTGATCTGGTTTCGATCTCGAATGAGACTGCTATTTCACGTTCTATACGAAATTTAGTCCTTACATCACTAGGAGAGAGGCCATTTCAACCAGATTTGGGTTCTAGAATTTCTAGAAGTCTGTTTGAACTACTAGATTTTGGTACAGCAACGATTATTAAGAAAGAAATTGACATTACGATCAAAAATTTTGAACCAAGAGTAGAAATTAACACGATTGAAGTGACTCCTGAATACGATAATAATGGTTACAACGTCTTAATTTCGTATTTTATCGTCGGGCAACCTAGAACGCCCGTACAATTAGAGTTTATTCTTCAAGCAACAAGATAATGCCACTCACAAAGTTCTCAAATCTAGATTTTGATCAAATTAAAACGCAGATAAAGGATTATCTGCGAGCAAATTCCAATTTTACGGACTTTGATTTTGAAGGATCGAACTTTTCGGTCTTAATTGACACGTTAGCATATAATACTTACATCACTTCGTATAACGCCAACATGGTGGCTAACGAAGTTTTCATTGATAGTGCCACATTAAGAGAAAATGTGGTCTCTCTTGCGCGAAATATTGGATATTTACCTTCTTCTAGGAAGTCTGCAAAGGCGACAGTCAGTTTTTTTGTTGACACCAGTAGTCTGACTACTAATCCTACGACAATGACCCTTAGAGCGGGTCTGGTTGCCCTCTCAGACAGTTTTGGAGGCACTAACTTTACCTTCTGCATCCCCGAAGATATCACTGTTCCCGTTACTGATGACAGTGCATTCTTTGAAAACATTGAAATCTACGAAGGAACTTTTCTTACCAAAGAATTTACCGTAGACACCTCTAATATTGAACAAAGATTCATCATTCCTAATGCTAATGTTGATACTTCTACATTAGTTGCCTCAGTTAAGGAAAGTTCTTTTGATCTTTCACCAGTCAAGTATCAATTAGCACAAAGCATCGTAGATATTAACTCAACATCTAAGATTTTCCTCTTGCAAGAGAGTGCTGATGAGAAATTTGAACTTCTTTTTGGCGATGGCGTCTTTGGAAACCGTTTAGAAAACGGAAATGTCATTACAGCAACCTATGTGATCACAAATGGTGATCTTGGCAATGGTGCTGCTAACTTTACCTTCTCTGGAAGGCTTGTTGACAACGATGATAGGGTTGTTACAACCGGAGTGTCAGCAATTTCCGTTATTTCCTCAGCACAAGGTGGTGGCGAGATTGAATCTGTTGATTCGATTCGTAAATATGCACCATTAAAGTATGCATCGCAGAATAGAGCAGTCACAAATCAAGATTATGAGGTTTTGACCAAACAAGTGTTCCCTGATACTGAATCTGTGTCTGCTTTTGGTGGTGAAGACCTTGATCCACCACAATATGGAAGAGTTTTTATTGCAATCAAACCCAAAAATGGAAATTATCTTTCAAATTTCGTAAAATCTTCAATTATCAGTGATTTGAAGAGATATACGGTTGCTGGAATCTCTCCACGCATCATTGATTTGAAATATCTGTATGTTGAGATTGATTCAAACGTCTATTATAACACAAATCAGTTTCCATCTGCATCTTCACTTAAAACGAAGATCATGGACTGTTTGAACATCTATTCAAAAACCTCTGAATTGAATGCTTATGGAGCGAGACTAAAATATAGTAAACTTTTGAGAGTTGTTGACGATTGTGATTCATCAATCACATCAAATATCACGACTGTGAGAATGAGAAGAGATATGAGACCTGTTCTCAACAGTTTTGCTGAATATGAACTTTGTTATGGTAATAGATTCCATGTAACTGATGGTCCAAACATCAAAACTAGTGGTTTCTTCGTAGAAGGTTACGCTGGTGAAGTATTTTTATCGGATGTTCCATATGATGACATGAGAAGTGGAAGTGTTGATTTGATTAGAGCAATTTCTGATACAGAAATGCAGGTTTTACGAAGAGATGTTGGAACGGTTGATTATATCAAAGGAGAAATACTTTTAGACCCAATTAATATTGTTGGAACATCAAAAACAGCAGGAGAATTCCCAATTATTGAAGTTCAGGCAATTCCTTACTCAAATGACGTTATTGGATTACAGGATTTATTTTTGCAACTAGATATAAGTAAGAGTAACGTTACAGTTGTATCAGACACCATGTCTAGTGGCGCTGATGTGTCTGGTTCTAGGTATACAGTTTCTTCCAGTTTCTCAAACGGTAAAATTACGCGATAATGTTAGAAAAAAGAGTAAAAATCCAATCCGTAGTTGAAAATCAACTTCCAATTTTTCTTGGTGCCGAACTGGAAGGCGCAGGCGATTTTTTAAAGACATATTATAGGTCACAAGAGAATCAAGGTGCTCCTGTTAATATTCTTGAAAATATTGATCAATATACGAAGGTAGGAACATATTCATCTATCGTTGGATTTACCACAGTAACGTCTAACATTGATTTTGATGCCACCACCATCAATGTTGGTGATACATCTGGATGGCCAGACAAATATGGTCTATTAAAGATTAATGATGAAATTATTTCATATACGGGAAAAACACAAACTTCTTTTACCGGGTGTATTAGGGGTTTTAGTGGTATTACCAGTTATCGTTCCAATACTGGACCAGATGAGTTAATTTTTGATTCATCTTCGGCAGATGAGCACGTTGCAGATGCTGCGGTAGAGAACTTATCATCTCTTTTCCTAAAAGAATTTTTTAGAAAGTTAAAATCGGAATATCTTCCTGGTCTTGAAAACGCAAATTTATATCCTGGATTAAACAGCGCAAACTTCATTAAACAAGCCACAGATTTTTACAGATCCAAAGGAACCGCTGATGGATTTGAAATTCTTTTCAGGGCACTTTATAATGATGAGGTTGAAGTTTTAAAACCACAAGATAATCTTTTCGCACCTTCCGCTGCTGAATACAGAAGAGTTCTTAGACTCAATGCATTTCCTGTTCCCGGTCAACAAGATGTTACAGAAAAATATTTAAGTGGACTCATCACAAAAAATGTTTTTCAAGAGGACAAAGACGGAAATATTACAGGTTCTGGTTCAGTAGTTGCTTCTGAGAGAATTATTACTGATGACGGTGCATATTTTCAGATCGATCTTGATTACGTTGAAAGAAAAGACAGCTCAGTTGTTGGATCTATCTTTGGTGACTTTAAAATTACACCTCAAACAAAAGTAATTGGTAATGTAGCAACTGCGGCTACATTCGTTGATGTTGAATCCACTATTGGTTTTCCAGAGTCTGGGGAACTTTCAATCAAGTTTTCAAACAATGATGTTGGGGTTGTAACATATAAATCTAAGAATGTAACACAATTTTTAGACTTAGTTGGTCTAAATGAGGGTGTTTTAGATAAGGAAGAAATTTTTGATACTTCAAAGACTTATGGTGTCCTTGACGATGGAACTGAATTTGAATTCAGATTAAAAGGTTCACTTGGAGACTTTAAGATAAAAGCAACTGATGTTGATACACCATACTTTAAAAAAGGTGATATTATCAAAAATCAGTCACTTGGATATTCAAAAAACAATGTAGTATCTGACTCTTTTATTACAAATGAAACTTCTAGATTTGATATTGAGACAGCAAGTATCTTAAATCAAAATCAACTTGGACAAAATCCAAATATTATTTCATTGTATCAAATTGAATCAACTGAACCACATGGATTGTCTGTTGGTGATTCTATTCAAGTTATTACACCAACTAAACTTGAAACTAGTGGTGTAGTAACTAAAATTATTGCAGATAAAATTTTTGCCGTATCAGGTCTCTCTGGATTTGATCCAGCCAAGGGCGGTGAAGTAAGAAGACTGATTACTAAGGTTGATTCCCAAAATTCAGTTGTTAATACGCTACCAGCGAACATTTTAAAATCTTTTTATGATGATAATGATAACGTTTACGTTGCTTCTCACTCGTTACCAAAATATTCAAATCCAATCAATGTTAAAACTGGAAATGTTCTTTTAACGGACAATGGTAAGAGTTCTACCGCACCTTTAATTGTTTCTGGTGACACCATTGATTATGTTGGGCATGGATTCTTCACAGGTGATGAAGTTTATTATCAACCAGATAAATTCGTAGAATTGATAACCGATTATGGGGAACCTGTCTCTATCTCAACGGTCAGAAACCTTGGAGATTTGCAAGAGGGGAAATACTTTGTAAAAAAATTAGACAATGATAGATTTAAACTATCAGAATCCAGATCAAATATTTTTCAGTCTAAATTTGTTGATGTTAGTGGTATTGCGAGTAGTCAAGTCATATATCCAATTTCTTCATATGAAAATCAATTAGATAGTTCATATGGTGTTAGAAAAGTTTCTCGTTTTATCGAAACTCCTTTTCAAAAAGAAAAAACAAAACCAGGAAATATTGGATTTTTAATTAATGGTGTTGATATCAATTCGTACAAATCGGAAGATTTTTGTTACTATGGAAAATTAACCTCTGTTGATGTTTTGTCCGGTGGATCTGATTATGATGTAATTAATCCACCAAATATTATTATCGAAGATAGTGTAGGCACAGGAGCGACTGCTACTGCTACTGTTATTGGATCCCTTGAAGCAATTGAAATAGATGATAGTGGATATGATTTTGTAGGTGAACCAATCATTAACATCTCTGGTGGTAATGGAACGGGAGCAAAAGCAAGAGCAAATCTTAGATCTGAAAAAACCGTAGCATTTGTTGATGTAAGTTCTGGTGCTGGAAATATTTCTACGTCAACTAATGTCATTGGATTTACAACTTACCACCGTTTTAGAAATGGTGACGGTGTTGTTTATAGCTCCAACTCCCAAACTGCAATTGGAATTGGAACTACCAGTGAGTCGCAAGTAAGAGATGCTTACCTTAACAATAATTCAATTTACCATGTTCACGTAAAGTCTCTTAGTGAAATCACTTTACATAACAAACGAACAGATGCCCTTGCAGGGGTAAGCACAATTAATATAACCACTTTTGGTGAGGGTAATCAGTATTTTACCACAGTTAATAAGAAAAATATTCTCTCCTCAATATCTGTCGAATCTGGTGGAAGTGGATATTCAAATAATTTGATTAAAGTATCTTCTTCTGGTATTAGCACCAGTAAGAATCAAATTAATTTTACAAATCATGGTTTTAAAACCGGAGAAAAAATTCAATATCGTCATGAGGGGACATCCATTAGTGGATTAACCACAGATCAAAATTATGTGGTAACGAGTGTTGACTCCGATTCATTTAAATTATCTTCTGCTGGAATTGGCACGACGGAATCCCTCTACAATTTTAATAATAATATTTTTGCAAAATTTAATACCACTGGTGTTGGTGGAACTCATATTTTTAATTATCCAGACATCAATGTGTCTATTGTTGGTAACGTTGGAATTGCAACAACTAACAATTTGACTTTTGCATCTAAACTTTCTCCTAAGTTTAGAGGATCTATTTCTAAAATCAATCTTGAAAAAGGTGGTACTGGATATGGTTGCTCAGACATCCTTAATTTTGAACGCCAATCTTTGGTAACTTTTGAGAATGGTTCTGGTGCTCAACTTAAACCAATCATTGAAGGCACAAGTATTAAAGAAGTCTTTGTTTTGAATGGTGGAAAAAATTACAATTCTGTTCCTGATTTAAAAATTACTGGTGCAGGAATTAATGCACATCTTACTCCAATAATTACAAATGGAGTTATTACTTCGATCAAAGTCAATGATTCCGGTGTTGGTTTTAGAAGTGACACAACATTTGTTGATGTAATTCCAAATGGATCTGAGGCAAAGGCAAAAGTATCCATTAAAACATGGAATGTTAATCTATTTGAAAGAAAGAAAGAATTATTAGATGCAGATGATGGAATTCTTGTCAAAAAAACTAATGAACACTCACAAGGAAGTGTAGCGTGTCTTTCTGCTCCAAGGGCATTGAGAGAGTCCATCTACTCTAAGAATGAAGATGGATCTTTAAACTATGGTGCAGATACTTTTGATTTAATTAAACAAAACGATATTGAAGTCGTTTCCAAAAATCACTCTCCAATCATTGGTTGGGCAAATGATGGTCATCCAATTTATGGTCCTTATGGATATGGTAAAGACAGCGGTGGTCCAGTTAGAGCCTTAGAGTCTGGATATATCTTAGATCCAAGTTTAGAAAGACCCCCCGGATTCCCAAATGGATTCTTTGTTGAAGATTATAAGTTTGGTAGCAATGGGGACTTAGATGAGCACAATGGCAGATTTTGTGTAACTCCCGACTTCCCAAATGGGACATATGCATATTTTGCAACGATTAATACAGGAAAATCAGATAGTGATGGACCTTTTAAAAATTACAAGCAACCGCAGTTCCCATATTTAATTGGTGATACTTATAATTCAATTCCTAGTGATTTTAACGTCACTAGATTGAATAATCAAATTGACTTTAATTTTGATTTCTTAATTAGAAATACAAAACCATCAAAAACTAGCAATCTTTACGGATTCAATGAATATATTAATGATACTACATCAGATAAGAAACAAATTAGTGTAATTGAGTCTACTTCTAAGGGTGGAATTACAGGATATGAAATTGTTTCTGCTGGAACCAGTTATAAGAGTGGAGATGTACTCCATTTAGATGGAGACCCACAATATGGCAGACAATCTAGATTAACTGTTGGAAGAGTTGTTGGTAAAAAGGTCGTATCTCTTGCGTCCTCAACAATTAGTGCAGAAAACCTTGAACTCTTTGTTGGTGGTGGTCTTGCTATCGGTTATTGCACTTCCCCTCATAACTTTGAAAACAAAAATATAGTTGTAATCTCTGGATTGTCAACAGAATCCTTTGCAAGTTTAAATGGCACTCAAACCATCTCTAATCCGCAAAGAATTTGGAGAACTGATAAGTTTATTGATACACCAGCTAATACTGGTCTAACAACCACCATCTCACTCAATGGTCCTTACGATCCTCTCTATGTGAGAGAAAATACCATTATTGGTATTGGAAGCAGTGCTGCTAATTTAGAGCAGATGAAAGTTCTTAACGTGGATCCTTTGAATTCTGTAATGAGAGTTCAAAGAAATCAAAATGGAACTGTGGGAACCTCATATTCCACTGGCACTCTCGCTCTTGACATTCGTAGTTCCTTCACTTTTAACGTTGGCATTGATACCTTCATCAGCAATCCACCAACATTCCAGAGATATTTTGATCCATCCGAAGTGGTTGGACTTGGAACCACAGCAGTTGTTGGTGTTGGAACTACTATTGCATATCACGCTCTCAACAACATTGCACCTCCTCATTTACAAGAGAATACGGATTATCAACCAGGAACTGCTTATACTAGCAGAATTATTCCTATTAAAACAATCTTGATTCCTAACCACTCATTTGAGACTGGTGATAAACTGACTTATTCAAATGGTGGCGGAACTTCTATTGAAGTGTCTGATGGAATTGGTACTTTTGTTCTTTCAGATCAATCGACGGTATATGCTATCAAAGAGTCTGCGAATCTTCTCGGTATCTCTACGACCAAGGTTGGTTTAGGATCCACCGGCTCTTTCGTTGGGTTAGGATCTACTGCTGTTCAGTTAGCATTTACTGTCGCTGGATTAGGTGTTACTCACAGTTTCAAGAGAGAAACTTCTCCTATTACTGCTGATGCAAATGTTCATGAAGCCACTTTAACAACTGAGGAGGCACACGGATTAAAATTCGACGATCAAATTAGATTATTTGCATCTCCGAATAAGGAACAAATAGTATTTGTTCAATATAATGATTATAACAGAAGAATTGTATTTGATAGGAAAAAGTTTGAACCTAGTGGAATCACATCCACAACTAATAATATTAATATCCAAGATCACGATTTAGTGAGTGGTGATAAGGTCATTTACAGCACTGGTGGAACTGCACCATCTGGAATGGTAGACCAACAAATGTATTATGCAATTAGAATTGATTCAAACAATGTAAAACTTGCAGCGAACAAAGTAGACGCTACTAGTTCTAATCCCACACCTATTTCTATCGGTGGAACTGGAAGTGGTGAGCACTTCTTGTCTAAGATCAACCCAAGAGTTGATGTCAGAAGGGGTAATACTGTTTCTTTTGCAACCACTGACTCTTCGCTGGCAATTGTTGCATCTGGATCTACCTTCTCAGCGTTTGACTTGAAATTCTATACAGATGCCGAGTTTAATAATGAATTTAAATCAACAAGATCATCTAAGACTTTTGAAATTACTGGAATAGGAACTATTGGTGTAACAGAACCGTCTGCTGTTAATATTAAAACCAATAGTGAGATTCCAAACAATCTCTTCTATAAGTTTGTCCCAATTAATGTTGACATTGCACCAACGGCAAAAACTGAAATATTCATCGACAAAGAGCAAGATTCTTCAAACACTATTTCTTTGGTCAATAGTGTATATCAGGTATTTGAGTATCCAACTGGCATAGGAACAACAACGTTCAAATTTAATTTGGTTGAAGAACCAGAAAGAACCAGTTATGGATCTTCTGAGGGAACATTCTATTACACCCACAAATCCTCCAATGCTACTGGACCAATTGATAGTATTAACATTAAGAAGACCAGTAGAAATTACTTAGATTTACCCGGCATTACATCAATTGGATCTACAACGGGATCTGGTGGTCTTGTAAGACTGACTGGTGATATGGGTACAATCGTCAGAACTCGTAAACAAAGCACTGGTTACAATTATCCATTTGACCCAACTTTTAAAGTAATTGCAAACACTCCTGAAATTTTAAGAATTGAAGGTCTCAATTCTTTTGATAGTGTAGGTATTACTTCGGCAGGAAGGGGGTATAATTCTGTACCAACAATTGTTGTTATTGATGCAATCACTAATAAAAAAATTGATAACGTTATTCTTGAACCCAAAGTAAGAAATGGTGGAATCTCTGAAATTATCATCAGAGAGAACGCTAAGAATCTTTCTGATGCCAAACCCACACTCCTTACCATAAACAATCCAAATGGAGTCGGAATTACGACCGTTGGATTTAACACCATCACAAACGAAGTTTCACTTGATCTGAATACTGGATTTTCAACTACGGGATCTTTCCCATTCTCAGTAGGTGGAAAGATTTTTGTTGAAGGTGTTGGTATTGCATCTACTGGATCTGGATACAACTCAACAGATTATAACTTCAAGTTCTTTGAAGTAACTGCCATAGACGAAAACATTGGTGGAATTGGATCTATTACTTATAAGTTAGATTCTGACATTTCAAATCCAGGAACATATGTTACTACGAAATCTGCGGGAAGAGTTATTCCTTTTGAAGAGTTTCCTGTATTCGATCCAATTCTTAAAAAGAATGAGTTTTCAATTGACGAGCAAGTTGAAGTTACCAATTTAGATGAAACCAAATATGGAAATGTTTCTAGTTGGGACACTAAAAATAAAATTTTAAAAATTAATTCAGCAAAAGAGATTTTTGTTGGCGATCTTGTTAGAGGAACTGGTTCTGGAACTTTTGGAACAGTATCTGAAAAAATTAATGTTGATTCCTTATATGATATTGTTGCAGTTGAAGATGTTGTAAGAGGTTGGAACAAAGACACCGGTAAACTCAATACCAATGAGCAAAGACTAATTGATAGTGATTATTATCAATACTTCTCATACTCACTAAAATCAAAAATTGCTTTTGATACCTGGAATGAAATTGTGTCATCCATGGCACACCCTGGTGGATTTAAAAAATTCTCTGATCTACAAATCGAGTCAAAAGAAGATGGCATTAAACAAGTTGGCATTTCTTCAAACACAATTGAATTGTTTGTTGATCTGATCAGTGAAGTTGAAACATACTGTCAGTATGATTTTGATTTTGTTTCTGAAACTTCTAAGTCAATTTCGGGAGAATTTATCTCTGACGAAATATTAATGCGTAATCGTGCTATTGCCGACTATGAAGAATCGATTGGAAATAGAGTTCTCTCTATTGACAATGTTTCCGGTGAGTTTAATAACGTTCCAAGAGCAACTAGATTTGCCGTTATCGATACATTCCCACTTGCAGGAACCCGATATAGAAAATATTTTGCTTTAACATTTGATACTCAGTTCATTGGAACTAGAAGAATGGAGATCATTGAACTCCTGATTGATAATAATTCAAATGGATACATTCAAGAATTTGCATCTGTTGATGGAAATACTGATCTCAATGGATACTTTGATTTCCAAGTTAATGGCACCGAAGGTCAATTACTCTTCTATCCAGATGATTTTGACACCAATAATTTTGATGTCCATGGTCTTGTTTACAATGTAGATAGAGACATTCATGATGCGGTTGGTATTTCAACAGTCGTTGGTGTTACAACTATCGGTGATATTGTCGAACTCACAACAAAGGGAGGCAAAATTAATGCAGGTGTTACCACGACGGTAAACATTTACTCACTCCCACTTGCAAGTTTTGATGCTGGTCATAAATTTATGATTCAAATGAGTGCTGGGGAACAGCATGAAATTGTGAATATTAATGCACTTAATGATGATGGATTCTCTTACGGAGTTGAATATGGAAACATGTCCAACATTAATCCATCATCTACGGAAGCAACGGTTGGAGCAATTGCAACGTTTGGAGCATCTGTTGAAAATAATATATTCTATATTAACGCCACACCACAAGCAGGTGTTACTGGAACTGGTATTACTTTCAACATCTTTGGGCAAAATTTCCTCAGCGGCGTGTCAACTGTTGGAATTGCCACATCTGAATTAATCACTGGTAACATAAAAGCTCAATACGAAGGTATTTCTGCGTCAGGATCCCCAGGAATTACAACTATTGCAACTTTCGGAAATGAAACTGTTAGTGAAGAAGGGGCACATGTTCTCTTCCACATTAATGATGTTACAAACGACAAGTTTGAACTTCTTGAAGGTATCTTCATGCATGATAGTGATGGTGAGATTTATCAAACACTCTTTGCTAATGTTGAGACCGATTCTGACAGTATTCAGCAAGGAATTGGAACCATAACTGCAATCAAAGATGGGGATAATTATAACGTTGTATATGTGCCTCCTGTATCGACTGAGGTCAGAGTAAAAACCCTAGTAACATCTGCATCTCAAACCAAAGGTGGTGTTGAAGGTCTATTTGAATTAGATCTTGTTGACACTAAGGTTAGCAGTTTTGAAGGAACTTATACTAATACTGATGCTGACGTTAGAAGAGCATTTGGTCTTTTCCATGGTGGTGACCCAATTTTCTTCAAGGACTTTGATTCTACGAACCCATTAGTTGTTGACGTTGATAATGATATCATCACACTCCCAAATCATTTCTTCGCATCTGGTGAAAGATTAAAATATAATCCAACTGGTTCTGGAACAACTTCCTCAGTTGGTATTGCTACTACAACCATCACTGGATATGGATCCACCGATAAACTTCCAGAATATGTTTATGCAATTAAGGTTGATGACAAATCAATTCGTCTTGCTGGATCCCCTGAGGATGCTCTCGCTTCTAATGTAGGAAACTACTTAGATTTGACAACTGTTGGTATTGGAACCTCTCATACATTTACTGCCCAAGATCAAAACACAAAATGTATCATTACTCTGGATAATAATATTCAAGATCCAGTGATTCCAGCTAACGTTGAAAATACTCTCGTTGAGCAAATGTCATTCGGCGGAGAATTGATGAGAATCTCTGGCATTACATCTATTTTTGGAGGAGATCTTCTCAAAGTTGATGATGAGTTTGTAAAAGTCAAGCAAGTTGGATTTGGTAGTACAAATCTTCTTGTGGTTCAGAGAGCATGGATGGGCACAGGTCTTTCAACTCACGCGAATGGTTCCGCAATTGAAAAATATGAAGGTTCTTACAACATCGTTGATAATACTATTAATTTCTATACTGCTCCAAATGGATTGAAACCCATCGAGGGCACCGATCCTGATGACGTAGATTACACTGGAATTCAAACAACATCTACTTTCCAAGGTAGATCCTTTATGAGAAGTGGTGTGGTCGGAACTTCGACTCACACTTATGCAACAAACTTCCTGATGGATTCCGTTTCTCAGGAGTTAACTGGTGTTGGCAAAACATTTACCATACAAAGTGATGGTGTAAACGTCAGCGGTTTCAGCACAAACCATGCTTTGGTTTTAATTAATGATATTGCTCAAATCCCATCACAGGATGCACGAATTAATGATTTCTCACTTACGGAGAATGCTGGCATCACATCCATTGTGTTCAGTGGTTTTGCTGCTTCCGTAACCAATGATGTAAACACTGGTTCTATTCCTGTTGGTGGTGTTATTGTCTCGGTCGGATCGACGCAAGGATTCGGTTATCAACCTTTGGTTGCTGCTGGTGGTACTGCTAATGTCTCTGGATTTGGTACTATCTCTTCTATTAGCATTGGTAATAGTGGATCTGGTTATAGAACTGGAATTGCAACTTACAATGGTGTCGTTCAAGAACTGACTTATAACGTCGGAATCAGAACTGCTGATATCGATACAGTTGAGGTAACTGCTATTGGTACGGCAACGGTTGTTAATGGTAACGTCACTGGCGTTTCAATCACTAATCCTGGCGCTGGTTATACATTTAGCAATCCACCAATCGTTGTCTTTGATCAACCAATCCCATATACTCGCATTCCGCTGATTTATCATCCAGATTCCCCTGGTTCTCAAATTGGCACAAATGCGTTTGTTGATGTTCAAGTTTCTCTTGGATCTAGTGTTCTAAATTTTGATATCATCAACAGTGGTTATGGATATAAAGTTGGAGAAATTCTGACCATTCCAGAGGGTGGTATTACAGGAATCCCAACCAACTCTACGGTTGGTGCTGGATTTAGTGAGTTTAGAATTAATGTCAACAGAGTAGACTCTGATAAGATGACTGGTTGGAGATTTGGTGATCTTGATGTATTTGACAAACTGGATGAATCCTTTGATGGTGAGACAAAAGTATTTGGTATGAAGAAGAATGGAACTCCCGCATCGATTAGATCTGCAAAAGGATCGTTGATTGATGTTAAACAAACTATTCTAGTCTTCTTAAATGACGTTTTACAAGAACCAGGTATCGCATATGAATTTGATGGTGGTTCAAATATTACATTTATTGAGGCACCAAAGGTTGGTGATACTTGCTCTATTCTATTCTATCGTGGTACGGGTGGAGTTGATGTTATCAGTAGAGACATTATTGAATCAATTAAACCTGGTGATAGTGTAAGAATTAAAGCAGATGATGATCAAAACAGATTGAAATTTGATCAAAATGTCAGGATTGTTTCTGGAATTACAACTGCTGATACTTTCCTCACCACTCCATACAATGGAGCAGGTTTGACCACAGATAGGACAATTAAGAGACCTATGGTTTGGTGTAAACAGCAAGATGATTTATTCATCGATAACAAAGCTGTTACCAAAGATAGAATCTTATATGGGGCAAACATCTTACCAAAAACAAATATTATTAAGGCAGTTGGACTTGGTTCTACTGAAATCTGGACAACAGGTGTCTTCCCCCTGTTTGATTCTTACGCAGAATCTCTTCCCGAAGTCAAACAAACAATTGAAATCATTAACCAGGATACTAAAATTTCTGCTGCTGCAACAGCAGTTGTTTCTGGATTTGGTACTGTTTCTTCGATTAGTATCACAAACTCTGGTCTTGGATATACAGTAGCACCTCTGGTTTCCATTGCAAATAGCGTTGGTTTTGGTTCTGCTACCAGGGCGACCGCAACTGCATCCATAACCGGAACGGCAGTCACTTCAATCACTATGAGTGGTGCTGGTGCTGGATATACGTTTACCAATCCACCAGTTGTTCTTCTCACACCACCTAATTTTGATAGAGAGGAAATCAAAAATGTTGATTACTCTGGCGACTTTGGTATTATCTCTGGTATTGGAACCACATCTATTGGAGTTGCAACAACAGGTTTAATCTTTGATCTGTTGATTCCTGATGGGTCTCCTCTGAGGAGCACCTCTGTAATGGGACCTGGTGCAGCAAGAACAATTTCCAATATCGCAGCTGGATATCCATTTGTGGTATTTGATTCAAATATTGGTCAGGGGGTCACTTCTCTTGATCTTGGTGGTGCTACACTTGGAATTGGTTCTACATGCTTAGATAATGTATATGAAGCAGTTTCTGTTTCTGTTGCAACAACGGAGGCGGTTGGATTTGGAACCACATACGTTGCAAGAGTTGTCGTAAGTGTTGCAAGCACTGAGGGAATAACTGGTTACGGTCATAGTGAAATCTTTGGTAAGTTTAGTTGGGGTAAACTTCAAACCTTTACTAGATCTGGCATTGCTAAGACATTCACCCCAATTCTCGATGGTGGTGTTACAGGGATTACAACTGGTCCTGTTATCATTAGAAAAACACCATTGAAATCAGTTGGATATTTAACATAAATAACTAAAAAAGTTCAAAATGTCCGCGATAATCACTGAACAGTTTCGCATCCTTAGTGCTGAAAATTTTCGTGCTGGAATTGCGTCCACTGGTAGTTCGTATTATACCTGGATTGGTTTACCAAATGCGACTGAATTAGACGCAAGTTGGAATACTAGTCCACCTGCACCGATTGACTCAATTGGCGATGAAAATCGTTATTGGGATAGCATGATTGCTATGAAGAAGATTAATTCTTCTGATGTGAAAAAAGTTGTAGAAAAATATACTTGGGCATCCGGCGAAAAATATGATATGTACAGGCATGATTATAGTAGAAATAATCTTGCCCCTGTGTCGAAAGCAACGTCTCTATACAGTGCAAAATATTATGTGATTAATAGAGATTATAGAGTTTATATTTGTCTCAATAATGGTTTTTCACCAGAAAACACATCTGGTAAACCCTCTCTGGATGAACCTCTATTCACTGATTTAGAACCAAGAGCTGCTGGAAGTAGTGGAGATGGTTACGTATGGAAATACTTGTATACTTTAACTCCAACAGATATTCTTAGATTCGATTCCACTAATTTTATTCCTGTTCCCAGTGATTGGCAAGGAGATACTACAAATAGTTCGGTTAGAGATAATGCGGGAACTAGCGGTCAATTAAAAGTTGTAACCATCTCAAACAGAGGAACTGGTTACGGTACAGCAACCACATATTCTAATGTTGATATCCTCGGTGATGGTGAAGGAGCAAAAGCTAGTGTCACAGTGAATGCTGATGGAAAAATTCAATCAGTAGACATTTCAAATGGTGGTTCTGGTTATTCCTTTGGAACTCTTGATTTAGATGGAGCAGGAATTACAAATTCTGCATCTAGTACAGATGCGGTAACCAGTGTTGTTATTCCCCCATCTGGTGGACATGGATCCGATATTTACCAGGAACTTGGAACTCGTAAAGTAATGCTTTACACTCGTATCGAAAATGACAGTTCAAATCCAGATTTCATTACTGGAAATGAATTTGCAAGAATTGGTATTGTCAAAGATCCTCAGGTATACGGTTCTGTCACTAGATTGACAGCAGAAAAAGTAAGTTCAGTTTACGCTTTAAAGGTGACTGCTGATCAATTAAGTGACATCACTTTTGATGCAGATGCAGTTATCACACAAAATATCGGTGTTGGATCTACTGCTATTGGTAGGGTTGTTTCTTGGGATGCAAATACTGGTGTATTGAAATACTGGCAAGATAGTAAAGTTGCCACATCATCGACAGTCGGCACTGCACCTCTCTACGGATATAAACTGTTGAGATTCCAAAATACTTTGACCGGCAGTGGGTCTTTTAACATTAATGGAGGAAGTGGCACAGTTGCCATTGATACTTCTTTCTCGGGTATCTCTACCGTTCTAAATAATAGGACCTACTTCCTAGGCCAGACGTTTGACAAAGGGACCTCGACTCCTGAGGTAAAACCTCAAAGTGGAGACATCATCTATGTTGATAATAGACCATCTGTTTTGAGATCGTCAAACCAAAAAGAAGATATTAAAATCGTTTTAGAATTCTAAGAAAATGCCCCAGGAAACTAATCTCAATGTCACTCCATATTATGATGACTTTGATGCAGCCAGTAATTTTCACAGAGTTCTTTTTAAACCAGGGACTCCTGTTCAAGCAAGAGAATTAACTGGATTACAGTCAATTCTTCAAGATCAAATTGAAAAATTTGGCACACACTTTTTTAAAGAAGGTGCGAAAGTAATTCCTGGGCAACTTTCATACCAAGATGTTTTTACTGGTGTTTGTATTGATCCAGATTTTGCTGGTATTCCCATCAGTTTGTACATCGAAGAATTAGTAGGCAAAAGATTTAGAGGTGAAAATTCTGGAATTGAAGCAAAAGTTGAGTTCGTCTTAACTGCTAATGATTCTGCTTTAAATTTTGATACCTTATATTTTACAATTACAAAGTCTGGGTCTGATCTTACCACTGGTGATTTCATTGAGGGAGAAAACCTAATCCTATTAGACTCTTTGTCATATGGGAATACTTCAATTTCTGCAAATCAAGGATTTGCACGAACTCTTCCTTCAAATTGCAATATTACCGGTTCCGCTGCTAATATTCAAGAGGGTGTATATTTTTTAAGAGGTAACTTTGTAACTGTTGGTGCTCAGACTATTCTGTTACAGCAATATGAGTCAATGCCAACTGTTAAAGTTGGTTTGTCTGTAATTGAAGAAATTATCAATGCAGATGAAGATTCATCTTTAAATGATAATGCTCAGGGTTTTAGTAACTATTCTGCACCAGGTGCTGACAGATTAAAAATCAGTGCTTTTCTAACAGCAAAACTGATCAGCGATAATGATGATCCAGATTTTGTTGAATTGATGAGGATTCAAAATGGTGAACTTGAAACCTTTGTAAAGAATACTGATTATAACTTCATTAAAGCAGAATTTGCAAGAAGAACTCATGATGAGTCTGGTGACTATTATATTCAACCCTTTGGACTTTCTATTAAAAATACCCTCAATAACTATCTGGGTAATGATGGTCTGTACAATGAAGATGAACTGACATATCAAGCGAATACTCCATCCGATAATTTGATGGAGTATGTCATCTCTTCTGGTAAGGCATATGTTAGAGGATTTGAGGTAGAAAAGCAGACAGATACTGTAATTGATATTGATAAACCAAGAACCACCAGAGAAGTATTTCAAAGAGCAGTTCCACTTTCTGTTGGTCCAAAGTTAACGATTAATAATCTTCATGGTTCACCTGTTGTAGGATTTGGTACAACCATTGCTGCTATTCTGAGAGACGAAAGAGTTGGTGTTGGATCAACTGTTGCTGCTGGTAGTGCCATTGGTGAATGTAGAATCTATGACTATAACTTAGAATCTCAGGTCTTCAAAGGTCCAGAATCTGAGTATACCCTTAGACTTTTTGATATTTCCCCATACACTAAGTTAGAAATTACTCAACCATTTACGTCTCTAAGAGCAGGAGCTTTCCTCTCTGGGCAGTATAGTGGTGCCTCTGGATTTGTTGTTGATGATGCATCTGGATCTTCCGCATTTAGTCTAAGGCAGGTTAAAGGATCTTTCCACAAAGGAGAAAAGATTGCAGTTGATGGCGTAAATTATAACACCACGGTTGCGATTACGACCAATTACGATATTTCAAAAACCAAGTCCATTTATCAAGGCACCACGGTTGGCATTCAAACCTTCAATGCTGATCTAAAATTAACGACTAAGAGAAAGTTTGGAACGCCATTTACTATTAGTGGCAGAAGTGGTAGTGGTGCTGATGTATTCCCAGCAGGTTTCAGCACGATTACTGCCGAGCAAGGAACTTTTGTTGGTATTGTTACCACGAACGATCTTGTTAGATTTATCTCCACTGATAGTGCTATTTCTGATCCTGTTGTACTGAGAGTACACAGCATCAATAACACTGCATCTGAGATGACTCTGGCAGGCATTCAGACGGTATCAAATGTCTTTGAGGGTGCTCCTCCTCAGAACGTACAACAAATCACTGACCTTGAAGTTGTATCTGGTGATTTAATTAATGTAGAAGATAACACTTTCTTCACTACCCTTGGTGTTGAAAATGTTGATAGTGTAGATCTTGGCACTGCAAATATCGTAATCAAGAGGGTATTTACTAATGTCTCCTCCGCTTCTAGCACTCTTACGTTAGAGACTGCTCCTTCTAATGAAGCTTATCTACCATTTGATGAAGAGAGATATCACGTTGCATATTCTGATGGCACCATTCAACCTCTCACTGAGGACATGGTTACAGTTGCAAGTAATGCAAAAACAGTAACTATTGCCGGTCTCGATCGAGAAGAAGAAACAAATATTAGAGTGTTCGCTACTCTCAACAAAAATAGAGTCCGTGAAAAATTAAAGAGACTTAATAATGTCTCCTCTGTTCTTATTACCAGATCCAGTGATGCTTCATCTGGAATCGGAACCACTACTTTGAATGATGGTCTTACTTACAGTAATGTATATGGAACCAGAGTTCAGGATAAAGAAATTTCTCTGAACAAACCAGATGTTTTAAGAGTTCTTGGTGTTTTTGAATCAGATGATCAGAATGCTCCAAATTTACCAACAGTGACTCTTTCGACCATGAGTGGTCCAAGTCAAACAACTGCTGATTTTATTATTGGCGAAAAACTAGTTGGTGGAGACAGCAAAGCAGTTGCAAGAGTTGTTTCAGTAGTTTCTGGAACTGTCTTAGAAGTAGTTTACCTTAATAATAAAGTCTTCTCACTGGAAGAGGGTCTGACTAGTGATGTTTCATCTATCGGAGCAACAGTTGCAGATATTGGTCAGGCAGATAAAAATGTCACCGGAGATTATCTTCTTGATAATGGACAAAGAAATTCCTTCTATGATTATGGAAGAATTGTAAGAAAGAAAGGGAGAGAAAGTGCCCACAGAAAACTTAGAGTAATTTTCCAAAATTACACGGTTGCTGCTTCTGATACTGGTGACATTTTCACTTCCGAAAGTTATGATAATGAACTGTATAGCAATGATATCCCATCCTTTGAAGGTGTAAGAAACACAGACATTCTTGACATTAGACCAAGGGTTAGTGATTATGATACAACGACCACTACATCTCCATTCGATTTTGCTTCCAGGGACTTTACCGGTAGTGGACAATCGGTTCCAAATATCTTAGTTTCTGACGAGAATATTGTTATTAATTATGAATACTATCTTGGTCGTATTGACAGAGTATTCTTAGATGCATTTGGCAAGTTCAACGTTGTAAATGGCGTACCATCAGTCAATCCTCAATTACCTCCTGCATTGGATGATAATTTAGAGATTGCCACAATCAAACTTCCTCCTTATATGTTCTCCATTGATAGTGCATCTATCAAGAGAGTAGAGCATAAGAGATATACCATGAAAGACATTGGTGATTTGGATAATAGGATTACCAGTCTTGAATATTATACAGCACTTTCTCTATTAGAAAAGGAGACGGAGGCACTTACGATTCAAGATGCAAAAGGTCTTGATAGATTTAAGAGTGGTTTCTTTGTTGATAATTTCAAAACTCACCAGATTCAAGATCAATCAAATGAAGACTTTGATTGTTCAATTGATACTTACAATGGAGAACTGAGACCACCTCACTATACCACTGCTATTGATCTTGTTCTTGCAACAGCAGCAATAACTGGAATTGGAAATTCTATTCCTGACACGGCAGACAATCGTTTCAACTCACAATTAACAGATCCAAATCTTAGAAAGACTGGTGATCTCATCACCCTCAACTATGCAGATTTGGTTTTCATGCAAAACTTATTTGCATCTCGTGTTGAATCTGTTAACCCATTCCTCGTAACTAATTGGACTGGTAGACTTCATCTTTATCCATCGTCTGATCTCTGGGTCGATCAAAAGGTTATTAAAACTCAGGAATTTGATGTAAATGGTCCTGATTTTGTTGCTTCAACTCAAAAACTTGGTATCGAAGAAGCAAAGGGTTTTGCAGAAATTGAATGGGGTTCTTGGGTAGATAGCGTTATTGGTAGAGATACTAGAACTGCTGATAACACTGTTGTTAGTAGCACAACCAAGCAACTTAATGCAACTGATGACGTTAAGACAACCACCACGAAGGTTGTAAGAACAACTTCTGATGTACAGCTTCATAAGCAAGTAAGAGACGGTGTTGCCATTAGAACCACCCCTCATATTGAGAAGGCGACTATTGGTAATAGAGTTCTGAACAGATCTACTATTACGCACATGAGATCGCGTAATATTGAATTTAAAGGAAGTAGACTTAGACCAAGAACTCAGATATATCCAATCTTGGATAATGTCAACATGATTGACTTCTCAGCACCAAAACTGCTTGAAGTTGTCATGACATCTGGAACTTTTGCAGTTGGGGAAACCGTTGTTGGCACAATGTCCAGAGCAGAATCTGGAATTAATCCAACTCCTGATGAAGCAACTGCAACATTTAAGTTTAGACTAGCAGAACCAAATCATAGAACGGGACCTTTTGATGATCCAACAACAACTTTTACATTAAATCCATACAATAATGATGAAACACTTCCAGATGATTACTCATCTGTCTCAACTATATTGAATGTTGATACTACATCACTTGCATCCAAAGTCAATGGAGACTTCTTCGGGTATCCTCGCAGAGGAATGATTCTTAAAGGTCTTACCAGTGGAGCACAAGCTAGTGTCGATGATATTAGATTAGTAACTGATGAGGTTGGATTTGTTGTTGGTTCTATTTTTATTCCTGATCCATCTAAGGAAACCAACCCAAGATTTTTAACTGGCAGTAAAGTTGTTAAACTTTCTTCACTTCCAAATACGAGATTTGTTTCTTCTCTGAATCAAACGTCAGCAGAAACTACGTTCCAAGCAAGTGGTTTACTTGAATTTACAGAAGAGAATATTCTCTCCACAAGATCAAATGCCATTCATCAATCTATCTTCCAAGAAACAACAACCAGCGAAACTATTCTTGGATCTACTGATTCTGTTGTCAGTGAAGTAAGTGAAGATACGATCCTTAGAAACGTAAGACAGAGACCTAGTGCAAACTGTGATGCACGTTATGTTGCATTTACTGTTGCTGTTAACAATGGTTTTGGTTCTTATACAGCATATCATAATTCCAACTCCGAAAGAAATGCTCGCCTTTATGATACTGCTTGGTTGTTAACTCAACCAGGTGCTCCTGTTGAGTGTGGTGGATCCGGTGGAGGTGGCAGATCTTCCAGAGGAAGACAAAGAAGAAGAGGAGGACCCAGAAGGTTCCGTCGTCAAGGACGCAGAAGACCTTTCAACAGAGCACCGATCGCTAGAAGAGGTGGAAGAATCTGGAACTTCGATAGTTCGGGTAGATTGATTGCTACCAGAAATCTTTCCAGAACCAGAACTCTCTATACTTCTAGAAGAAACAGTGGTAGGAGTGGAAGATCTTATGCCAGAAAAGGTGTAACCAGACACGGATCTACTGGACGTGGTGGCGGAAGAAGTCGCGGCGGCGGCGGAAGACGTGGCGGCGGAGGCGGCGGAAGAAGCCGTGGAGGCGGTCGTAATAATAGCTTTAATCGTGCTCCTATTGCAAGAGGTGGAGGAGGTCGTGGAGGTCGCGGCGGCGGTCGTGGCGGCGGCGGTCGTGGTGGAAGATCGAGCAGATGTCGGAGAGATCCTTTGGCACAGTCCTTCTATATCAATTCTGCTGATGGCGTATTTATTACTGCCATTGAAGCATATTTCCAAGCAAAGGACGCTAATCTGCCAGTGACCATGCAGATTAGAACAATGCGAGATGGAACTCCAACTACCACAATCGTTCCATTTGGTGAAGTTGATTTGATGCCATCTGAGGTCAATGTCTCTGATGATGCGTCAGTTCCAACCAAATTTACTTTCCCATCTCCCGTATACCTTAAAGGTAATACTGAATATGCATTTGTTCTTCTTGCAGACACCACTGAATATGGTGCTTGGATTTCTAGAATGGGTGAAGAGGATGTTACTGGAACTTCGACTGATGAAAATGCTGCTAGACAAGTAATTTCTCAACAACCACTTTTGGGATCTTTATTTAAATCTCAAAATGGTTCTACCTGGGATGCAAGTCAATTTGAGGATCTTAAATTTAGCATGTACAGAGCTCAGTTTACAACTGGGACATCTGCTAATGCATCATTCTACAACCCAGATATGGGTCTCACAAATGGTGGTGTTACGAAACTTGGTCCAAATCCAGTTCAAACCATCAGTAGAAAAGCAACTGTTGGACTTGGTTCTACTCTAAGTTCTGCAATGGAAGCAGTTGTCATCGATGGAGTTAACGTTTCTCAGGTCAACAACACAACCGCGACTGGTGTTATTATTGACACTCTCGGTTCTATCGGCATTGGTGCTTCCGTTGACATTATCAACGCTGGTATTGGATATACTCCATCCAGTGGTTTTGGAACATACTCTGCTAACTTAGAAACCCTTTCTGGTTCTGGATCTGGTGCTGTTGCTTCTGTAACTGTCAGTTCTGGTGGAATTACATCTTGTTTCATCACTAACGGTGGCACAGGATATGCGGTTGGTGATGAACTTGGTATTGGCACATTAGGTAGCACTACTCTTGGCAGAAATGCAAGATTCAGTGTTGGCATTATTTCCGCAATTAATGCTCTCGTTCTTGATGGAGTTCAAGGTGAATTTGTTACTGGAACTGCTGGAACAATGACTTATGTCGTTCAGGAAACTGGCGCTGTTGGAATCCTAACAGGAGTCTCTGCTAACAGTGTATCTGTCAATACAAACTCTGATGGTTTGCATTTAGACATTAGACATAGAAATCATGCTATGTATTCTGGTACTAATGGTGTTTCTATTAGCAACATCAAACCAGACATGAGACCTACAACTCTCAGTGCTGATATTGAATCAACTGCAACTGGTAACATCGGACTTGCAAATACATCCAAGTTTGAAACCTTTGAAAATGTGGGTGTTGGAACTACAAACCCAGGATATGCTGTCATTGGTAATGAGATCATCTCTTATACTGGCATTACTGGTAATGCTCTCTCTGGAATTACCAGAAATATTGATAACAAAGGATCCTTTGCACACAGTGCAGGTGATTTGATTTCTAAGTATGAATTGAATGGAGTTTCTCTCAGAAGAATTAACAAGGATCATACTCTTAGTGATGCAACTATTGGGAACGCGAGGAAACTTGACTCTTATGCAATCAAGATTGATATGTCTACCAGTGGTATTGACAGATCAGTCAATACTTCATTCCCCAAACTTGGATTCAATTCACCTAAGAAAGTTGGTGGTGACAAGGTAACTGGTGGTAACAACATTCAATTTGAAACCATTACACCAAATGTTCAGACTCTTATTCTTAATGGCACTTCATTAAATGCGAGCATCAGGACACTGGGTGCAACGAGTGTTGATGGTGGTGAAGAATCATTCACGGATCAAGGTTACGAGTCCGTGACTCTTAATGAACCAAATGAACTCGATTCTCCAAGGATGATCGCATCTAAGAATAATGAAACTACTCTTCTACGTGATCTCCCTGGAAACAAATCATTTACTCTTGATCTTGAATTCTTCTCTAATAATTCCTTTGTTTCTCCTGTGGTTGACCTTGATAGAGTTCAAGCTATTCTCACTTCAAATAGACTGAATTCACCAGTATCTGACTTCTCACAAGACAGAAGAGTCACTGTTACTGGCGAAGATCCTAACGGTGCTATCTACATCACTAAGAGAGTTGATCTTGCAAATCCAGCAAATTCCATCAAAGTTCTTCTGGATGCATATAGAGATCGAACTGCTGACATCAGAGTTCTTTACAAGATCTTTACTGATGATAGTAGCATCGATTCTGTGCCATATAACTTGTTCCCAGGTTACAATAACCTTGATGATCTTGGTAATGTCATTGATGTTGCGAACAATGATGGTAGATCAAATGTACTGGTCACACCTAGTGACCCAGGACAATTCAAAGAATATGAATTCTTCGTTGATGATCTTCCAGAATTTACTGGATTCCAATTGAAGATCGTTATGACTGGTGTGGATCAATCAAGACCACCTCGCATTAAGAATCTCCGCTCTATCGCTGTAAGATGATGAAAGTTGAAGGGCATCCCAATCTTGAAAGGGATATGACAACAGGCGCTGTGGTAAACACAAACCACAACGCCTATCAACATTATCTCCTGAAAAAACATCGTCAAGACAAAGATAATCAAGAGATTCGTGACATGAGACATGACATAAATTCTTTAAAGGAAGATATGTCAACTATTAAAGATCTTCTCCTCAAACTCGCAGAAAAATAATGGACGCTAGTTTTACATTTGACCCCTCTTCCGGGGTCGCACAAGCAGTCAATCAAACCATCTCAACTGGTGCTAGTTTTATTGCCAATTATTCAGTAACAACTATTGGTGGAACGGCGTTTAATTTTACTGGTTACTCAGGTGCTGCGAGTTTAACTAAATCGGTAAGTATCGGATCTTCTTTGTTTGCTCTGAGAACGTTTAGTGTTGGTCTTGGTAGCACAGGAGATAGTCAAAATTTAACTCTTGGTATGGGAGCAACTGCGACTAAGGGTCTCAGAGAGGGTAGATATAAATATGATGTTCTGGTTAGCAGTGGAACCACGGTGTATAGAATTGTAGAGGGAGATGTGATGGTCAGAGCAGGAGTGACTTCCTCAGTCTAAATAACATAGGAGGACTCCTAATATGTCGAAACCATCAAATCGTCAAGGTCTCATCGATTATTGCCTTAGGCAACTCGGTGCTCCTGTTCTAGAAATCAATATTGCTGATGAACAGATTGATGATCTGGTAGATGATGCTATTCAATATTTTCAAGAAAGACACTATGATGGTGTCATGCAAGTGCCGTTAAAATATCAGATTACTCAGGATGATATTGATAGAGGTAAAGCACCATCTGGTAGTTCTTCTGGTATCACAACAACAACTGTAACTGAAACTGTTGGTGCTACTAGTTCGTTTGACTATCTAGAAAATTCAAATTATATTCCTCTGCCCGACTCGATTATTGGGGTCAATAAAATTTACAGATTCCCTGGCAC